CCAGGACTTGAGTTCGCCGGTGGATGCCTTGTCGAGGCCACTGATGTTGCGCCACGCTCTCGGTAAAGGCTTCCGCCCTTCGTCGATAAAACCATCGGTCTGGTGACAATAATCAGTCATGAAAACCTCCTACCAAAGCGCATAACGTGTGTTGAAGTAGCTTTTTAGCGAAGTCACATCACCGCCGGTCTTAATGGCATCGTAGAAGGCGATTTCAGAAACCCGCATTTCGGTTGCGGTGGGAGGACCACTGTTGAGTGACCCCATAGCCAAAAGGGTAGCTGCCGCCCACCCCGCCGTGCCGGGGTTTCCGCCAGAAACCGCAGAATCATTATTTAGCGATTGAAAAGAAGAAGCGCCATCAAAAGCACTTCTAAGCAAAAACGGTGTGGTTATAGTCGGAGAAATCTTGTTTGTACTAGGACTATCCGATTTATGCCCAACTTGCGGGGTGGTCCCCGAAGCCTCTACCGAAGGCGCAGAACCTTGACTTAAAACCAAATCACCATCAACCCAAGCGTCATAACTCAACACCATCCATATATCGACGGGTTGTGATACAGCATCAGTCGTAAGCGTCATCCAATGGTCAACACCATCGAAATCTATAGATGGCTGGCTGTTAATTCCCGAAGCAGTAAATAGCGGCTGGTCCGACGCCGTTGCTTGAGCCCAATCCCAAGAGCCTACTTGATCCTCCCAATCCGACACATCGGCGCCATTCAGCGTTACGCCTTTATCCGCCCGCCACCAATGCGCCGCGGCGACCGGAATATCCACGGCACCACTCGCACCACCCGCAGCCATCAACATCCGTCTACCCAACATTACGAACTATCCGTACTGGCGATAGCGCCATGCCAAGTCGTGCCGCCGTCCACCGTTAAGAAAACCAGAATATCAACCCCAGAAGCGGACAGCGACGGCGCGTCTCCACCTGCCCAAGCCACACTCGCCGGCCAGTGTACCGTTTCCGACCCGCCGTTGGTAAGGATGAGGGTAAAAGAACACCCTTCATCGCTGGCTGTAGGATTGGAAAAGGTGAAAGTCTCGGTGCCGGTCGAGACAGTGGCAGTTACGACATTGCCCGCAGTCAGGTCTATGTCGTCCGTCCCGCCCGCTAGATCACCGAGGGCATTCGTTATCTCGCCGTAATCCTTGAGGTTAACTGCACTGATCGTGTTGTCCTGGCCGTCGCCGCCTAATTGCACTGCCGTGCCATCAGCTTTTGTGTAGTTAACACACTGGACAGTGTTTGACCCCGTTGAGAAGAACTCAGCGACATCCCCTGCTACTGTGGTGATATTTGCTTCGCCGGGAAGGTCCAGGTTCGTCGCGTGATGCGTCATCGTCAGCGCGGCATCGAACTGCAAAAAGAAATGCCTGTTGGCCGCAACGGTCATGGCGGCATAACCAGTTGTCCCCGTCACATCAAAATAATCTCCGTCCGTATCCACAACCAGTGGGTTGGCAGAGGCAATATCGCCTCCTTTATCCATCCCAATATATTTGCCATTGGGGTCAAGAAAACCGCCTAATTGTGGAGAAGTATCATCTGCTAAATTGGTGGCGGATGCACCCCATACCACATCAGTGCCGTCTGATTTCAAAACTTCATTATTCGCGCCTAGGGCTAACGCCTCTGGATCACCATTTAAATCAGCACGAATTATATCCCCACGTGTAGTCATGGGATTCGTCATGTCCCCATCAGCGCCCGTGGTCCCTGTCGCTCCACTCGCCCCATCTGCACCACTTGCCCCATCCGCTCCATCTGCACCACTTGCCCCATCGAATATTGAACGTGCTATTAATACGATCGTCGGGGAAGTAGTACTCCCATCAAACGCAAGGACATGATCATCACCCAAACCCGGCTCAGGAAACACAACTGATGCCGGGCCAGTATAGGATGTTGGGAGAACGAATGTACGAGTAAATTTTTCTGTAATTTCTTGGATTGAACAAGTAACTCTATCAAGCGCCGCTTCATGTGTCTCTGCTGGAAAATCATCATTTTCAATGTAATTTACAATTTGTGATTCTATAGTTTTACGATTGAGATGCCATGTTACCGTAGCTGCCGGCGCAGTGACGGCATCGACTTGACCAGTGGCCCCGTTCCCTCCGGATACAGTGTAATCAGTACCATTGGTTAAAGTAACTTCCGCCCCTGTGGCGGTTGTACGCTCAATTACCTCAAGTTCCGCTGAGGTGGTTGTTCCTTTAAATTTAAATGTTACCGGAAACGCAGTAGTTGATGCATTCCCTGTATATACATCAGGGGCGTATGAAGATGCTGTTATTGTCATTCTAAAACTCCTATACTACCCTACCACATCGGCGGTCGTCAGTCAAGCTTCGAGGCTTTAACTAAATCTAACCCAAGTTGTGCTGTACGATTTATTTGGAAGTAAATACTATCTACTTGTTCACGTTTCCACCGCGCAAATTTTACACGCGTCATTCCCCCAGTATCTTGCATATTATGTATTAATGCAATAAATTTACTTTGATTAGTAATAGATGCCTTAAATTTGTTTAATTTAAATAATTCCCCTTGTTTAATCGTTTTATCAAGTTGTTTTTCCGCTTCATCATGCCGCCCCTCTTTAAGCAATGCTCGTATTGAATTATGTCTACGGGTATGAGTGTCGGCAACTTTAAAAAAATCTTCAACTGTACGTGTATTTAGCGAAGGATGACGTACGACAAATGCCCTAACCAGCGGGTAGGTGGTTAAATCACCAGCGGGTTTAATTGGGTCATCGATTACTCCTGTTTTGCGAAGTAACAAATCTAACCCTTGAAGTGTTTGAAATCCAAGCCCTCCTGTCCATGAACGAACAATATGTTCTATAACAGAGGGGGAAGCTAATTTCATTTTTTCTGTTGCGGGCAACGAGCCAACCACCGCACCAATCTTCTTTGCAAATTCAGTTGTATACAGCCCATATTGATATTCTGGCAATAACTTTTCTTGCGAACGAGGTACAATAGGCCGATTAAAGAAAAACGACTTATTTGCCCATACTTCAACAGGAGTTTTAAGCGCCTCTGGTAATGGATTATATGTAAGACTATTAAAAAGTGATTTAACCAAGTCTTGCGCGCCGCGAGGGTCTTTATCAATTATCCAGGCAGCGAAAGCCTCCGCGCCCGTGGCGAAGATCAACGCAATTTCATAAGGTTTCGGGACACGCCAAATTATTTCATCCGCTCCTGTGCCCGTTGTGAAATGCCAATGTAGGTCTTTTTCCCAACGAGGTAAATCTCTATACCAGTCTTCATCACGATTAAGCATGTATAGTAATACTGACGGTACAACAAGCCCCGCAAATGCTCGTGCTGTTAATCCTACAGGATTTGCTTTAGATGCACGTACCAATTTATCTGGGGCTTGTAAAAATACATTAAAAAATGCGGAGATACTATTTAGTGCACGAGTTTTTGAACCAAAACGTTGAAAATCTAACGTTACGTCCCTACCTTCAAAACCTGCTCCTATTCTTGCCTCTCGCGGAGATTTCCCTTCCTTTAATAATTTTAAAAATCTTTGTTCAAATATTGATACACGAGTTGCTTGTTCAAATAACCCAGATAGTGCGCGTAAACTTTTAATAGGGTGGGTTATACTATTCTTCATTGGTATTGTAGTTAGTATTTCTTTAATACCTTTTTGTAAATAAGTTCGATCAACTGCCGCCATATGACCAAACATACCACCTGACTTTACCCATTCTTTGAACAAATCTGTTTTGCCAACTACATGCGCCAAACCTCTAAACGTGCTCCATACAGGAATAAACCCATCCCTCGAAAATAAAAACGCCGTCATGGTGTCTCTTGTAATATTTTTAGCCATAAATTCGGGTGTAAGAATAGCACCTGTACGTAGTGCCGTTGCAGGAAGTGCCATAATTTTTACTAACCAATTAATAGCGTCCCTATCAAGAGCAGACAACGATTCCGCTAACTCACGGTTTACGGTCCATAATTCACGTTTACCCTTGCGAAATACTACAAGATCATCCCCCTTGAGAAAGGTAGACTTGCGCCATATTGAGAGTTCCGCCTCTCCTAATGACTTTATACCCGCTTCGGACAAATAAGGTTTTAAGAGTTTCTGTAACTCTTTTCCTTCAACAGTGACCTTTACATTAGATACATCCGCCTTTTTAGCAATATCAGTTCGACCTGATTTTTCTGCTAATTCAACAAGCGAAACTCCAATTCTATTACGCTCAGCTATAGTCACCAATGCATATGTATTCTTAATTATAGACTCAATAGGATCAACAATTCTCTTTTCTGACCCTTTAATTCTCTTAATTGGGGAAAGTGACCTCATTCCTCTACCAATACTCTTACCCCTATCCTCTAGTATATGACGATGAAATGGAAAAAACTCCTTATTTGCTTCTTTAATCACATTAAATTGTTTATCACTCAACATACCAGAATCCCTAAAGTATTGTAGTACAGCATCCTGATACTTTACAACTTCCCCAAACGCTTCTACCACGTCCTTTGGAGTTGTTTTAATAATACTATCAATTACATTGTCTTCAATTCCCGTCTCAATACCTCGCCCACGTAATTCTTTTGCACGTGTTGCAACGCCATACCTTCTAAATTCTTGTAACCTACCCGCTTTATCCAAGGGTAATAATATACTCTTTAGAGAAGGACCAACATTTTTCTGATCAGAGTATCTTATAGTTGCGTACTCAAGAAAGTGCTCAGCCAACCCCGTTACACCCCGAAATAAACGACCAAGAACATAAGGATTTTCAGATAAAGGAAGCTTAATGCCCTCAGACATGGCCTTCGTGGCCACGTTTAAATGATGAAGGTCATCAATTACTGCAGTGTATATTTCGTTCCAGGTTATACGCTTCGCACCGTGAGACTCGCCAACCGAAATGTGCTCGTCCATCTTCGCAATAGCTTCTTTTTCGCCCACTCGCAAAAATCCCTCTGGGGATGCGTCGATAACCGTACCAACGCCAGAAGGCTCTTCTTTCGGAGCCTCTAATTGTTTAGATTCTTCCTCTGGCGCTTTAAGTTCTTCTTCAGCTAATCTAATTTGTTCTGCAGCCCGTTCCCTTGCACCTGTGATTTGTTCCTCTGCAGTCGGTTCCCCCTTTGATACCTCTATTTTTTCTTTGGAAACTCGTTCTAAAAATTCTTTACTAGTTTCTATCGTCTCCTTTGCTTCATTAAAAATTAATTTACTATTTGTTAAATTTTCAAGAGCCTCTGCAAACGTTCCCTCATCCCCCGTAATTGCCTTTAATGTTTTTCGAGCATCCACAAGATCATTATAAACACCAAGAAAACCACTATCAGTTAAATCAAACCCCTGTTCATCCAATTTATCAGTACGTTTATGAAACGCGTCATCAATTTTACCACTTGGGTTTTTTACAACTTTTACAATATTTTTGTCATCGTTAGTAAATACCGAAAACACAGAGTCCATCACTCCATCTTTTTCCACCACTTTAGATTTTATAGCTTTATGGTATAATTCGCGTAATTCTTGAAAATTTCTTACACCTTCCAGTACGAATGTTTCTTTTTGCCCGAATATACTTGGTAATTTTTCCTTATGCGAGGCTGGTATTATATCTATAGCATGCCTACCAAACCCAATTATTACTTCTTTCGCAGACGTACTCCCCAATGCCGTTAAGGCTTTTAATGGTACACTCGCTCCTGAAACAAGTTTTGCTGCAACACCCACCGTTCCTCTAAGAAACTGTCGACGCGATATATCTAAAACACCCGGTTTTTCAACTTTCTCAAAAAATTCTTTACCAATTTCTAACTTACCTGTCTCTGGATTAAAAATTGATAATATGTCAGCAGTTTTGGCGAGTGCAGAAACCCTCTCTGGAGAAATCACACTAATTTTAGACACCCCACTAGGTTTTATTAACCCACTCTCATCATCAAAAATTAATTTTTTATCTGTTAAATTTTTTAGAGTCTCCGTGAATGGCCCTTCCTCCCCTAACATTTCCTTCATTGTTTTTTGTGCGTCTGCAAGGTCATTAAATATGCCGAGAAAATTCCCATCAATAACATCAAAACCCAAGTCTTCTAATTGATCTACCCGTTCAAAAAATGCTTCATCTAATTTACCTGTTGGATTTTTTTCAATTTTAATTATTTTCTTATCATGATTAATAGCTACAGAAAATGTTTGCTCAATATCCTCGCCCTTTTTTTCCCGAACCCCACGGTATAATTCACGTAACTCCTTAAAATCCCCTACTCCTTCCAATGTAAATATCTCTTTTTGGCCAAATATACTCGGTAATTTTTCCTTATGAGAGACTGGTATTATATCAACAAAATGTTCACCAAACCCAATTATCACTTTTTTTGTAGATGTGTCTCCTAATATTGTTAAATCTACTAATGGCACACTTAGACCTGAACCTGTTTCAAGTCGACGAGAGATATCAGAAACTCTAGGCTCAATAGGCTCAATAGGCTCAATAGGCTCAATAGGCTCAATAGGCTCAACAACAGGTTCTTTTGTTGGAGGCGCGGCGGCGGTAGTCGTGGTTGTTACTACGCGTTCTTCAACTAATTTTAATTTCGGATCGAGTAAAACTTGAGCACCACGCGACTTGGATGCCGCCGGCACCATCGCCACCTTTGTGCCCTTAGGAACTCGTATACGAACTAGTGTACCAGGAGTTTCCCCAACACTTGCCTTTTCTATTGCAAGTTGAACATCCATAGTTGTTGGCGTCGGGACGCCTTTACCCCGGTCCAATGAGCCTACTTCATCAAACCCCCTATATACAATTATATCCTCCTCAAGGGGTTTGAAATGTTTATTTAATGATTCCCTGCCACTCTTGGTTAAAGACCAATTATGAAGTGCATCTCGTTCATCAGTCTTTAACTCGTCAAATTTATGTAACTTAACTAACCGATCAAATTCTACAACAGAAGCCTCGGGGTCTAATGCGTCCTTAGTAATAGATTTTTCATCCGTAAGTTCCCCAAATATCTCCTCTGCCGGCAAGCGGTCTTGAAATTTAATCTCAACTTCCGCACGAGCCTTTCGATTCCCCGCAAAAAATGGAATTTTGGTTAAGTCTGTTTCTGCTGCTCTGGTTTCTTCATTTTGATACCGCCGTGGGGTTTCTATATTAACAGAGTTTAAATCCTCTTTTATAGTAACATCACGAGCTATATCGTTTACAACCTCTTTTGGAGTTTTTCCCGTCGTTTTAAACACGTCTCTTAATTTTCGACTAGTCTTCACTACGCCTTCCGCACTTACACGAACACCTGTTATAAGAGCAGTATTTACCAAAAAATCTTGAGGCGATGGCATATGACCTTCGAGTAAAGAACCAACGCTTGTCATCGCAACTGATTCCGCTACAATTTTAGACCCTAATCCTCCAGGCATAACTTTACCTGCAGTGCCAGTGAGTACTCCAGTGATATACCCCTTAGCCCCCGCCTCTAAAACGTGGGTAAACCGGGACCAAAAATCACTCCAGTCGACAACCTCCCCCTTTTCATACGCGTCCATGAGCAGTGCACGTAGTGCCTGGGGCATAGCAAAGGCCCCCCCGACTGCCCCGACAGGTACTGTCAAAACCTCCTCGGGTAGCGCGGCCTGCGGGCCAGCTTGGCCAGCCACGACCGCTGCTCCGCCACCAAGGATAAACCCCATGATACCTGCAGGTAAATCTCCTGCTAAACCACCTGTTGCCGCAGCCAGTTGCTGAAACGCACCCTGATCCATGGATAAAATCTGTTCAGATTTCTTATCAGGTCTATTGAAAAGTAACCCGCCCGAACTTGTATCTAGTCCCGCTTCGAAGAAATCATCAAGGGTAAAAATTTCCTTAGTTGCCTTTTCACCCTGCTCTCCAAATACATCTTTTGCACGATCAACAACAAATTCTTGAAAATCAGACGTTTCAAAATTAAAATTTGGAACTTGTTGGATACCTAATGCATCACTAATATCCTGCGTATCGAACCCTTGTGCCTCCAATGAAGTTCGAACCCCACCAATAATACCCTTTATACGTTGAGGAGACATCCCCTGATTTTGTAATTTTTTAATTAATTCACTCATTCTGTTAACTTTTTAAGTACTTTATCCACGATCGATTTTATTAATTCTTGATCAGTTACTCCCTTTGGTTCTTCACCTTCTCGTTTCCTTTTTTTAGACAACCTTAATCTTTCAAACTGCGCAATCGCTCGTTCAGTACCACTCCTCCAATATTTATCAACAAGAGTATCGCCTATATATTCATCTGACTCTGGATTAAATAAAGGAGCTGTAGGTTCCCCTGCGTTTTTCTTTTCTTTTACAGCAACTTCAATGTCTTGCCATGCTTGTTGGTAACGTCTATCTCCTTCCGGGTCTTTTACTCCCGTTAATTCACTTGTATCAGTTAAACTACCTTGTAACATTTTTTCCATTAATTTACGAGCTTGAGTAACGGGTTCTTCCAATCTATTAAGTAATTGCATACCCTGGGTAAGATTAAGTACACGACCAGTCATTTGACTTCGTATAACTTCACTTAACTCTACACGCTTAGCCTCGCTACTAATTGTGTCAACGTCACTAAGTAATAATGTAAACGTTGAAGCCTGTTCAGATGGATCAACAAATCTATCTTCATTTCGAAGAACTTCTTGTAACCAAATTTTTCTAGTAGAATCTAATTTGGATTTGGCAATATCCTTCATTGTAATCCCATCACCATCATCATTAATACTATCTACATGGCGGTTTAATAAGACATTTTCTTCATTGCGCATACGAATAACACGCTGTCTTTCTTCACGGGCAAGCTTCTTATCTTCCTCTACGCCATGAGTTCTTATTGCAGACTCGGCGTATTTTATAAGTTTTTGACGATGGCCTTTATTTAGCCACTTTAATTCCTTATTCTTCTCAACATTATTTAACTCAAGGATTTTTAACGCTTTATGCGCCCCACGATTAGACCCATCAACTAACCCTTCAAATGCATCAAAGGATAAATCTTCACGAGTTTTTGCAAGTTTAATTTTTTTATCCGCAGATGAAATATTTAACCCATTGATTTGTCTTTCTTCTACGTCTAATACTGGTTGTAGCGATGAAAAATCATCATATACGGAATTACGGTTATTTTGATGATTTTCGTCAAAATTAATTATAAGTTTCGTAGTACGCGAGATTTCATCCCCAACAATAGCCTTTGACATCATAGTAGCATTCATCGTATCAAGACCAAGTTGAACTTTCACCGCTGCTTCGTCAAATGGCGCATTTTCAATAGCAGTATTTAGATGCTCGTCCATCTCTGCGCCTAACGCCTCAGATATGCCCCCTTCTAATTCATTACGAAGATCGAGCCGACGACGAGTAAATTTTGTACGTGCCTCTGACATCGTTTTCGAAACATATAAATCCGTCTCTTCTTTTCTCTTCTTATCAGCAAAAGTAGTTAATAGAGCACCCACACGCTGAGAGGCGATAGACAATCCCCCACCAAAATCCGCCGGGGTAGAACGAACTTCACCACCACTGGCAAGGCCAAGCCGTCTTGAAAATGTGGGTATAGTTACCATAATATTTTATGCTGTCAATTACCTGGGGCGGGGTATAGGGGGTGTTTTTTCCATGGTAAAGTATCCGCTGTAGTTAACAAAGTCGATCCTGCTTCAAAAAACGCCCCAGGTAAAGCCCCACTAGCACGAGATTTCTCTAATCTGGCTTTAGTTAAAGCCTCCATTTCCCCAATTTTTCCACCAAATATTGCTGCCTGTGCGTCTAATTCAATATCCTCCGCAGTTTTACCCGCAACAATAGTTGGAGTTCCTTCCGCAGTAACACCACCAGCACCAAGAAACCCAGCTAATTGCCTCTTAAGTAAAACCTCCCCCGCTTCACGAATACGATCTGCCTCAAATCGTCCTTGTTGTAAGTCTAAGGCGGCTTTACGTTCTGCAATTTTAACATTAAACTTTGACGATCTTTTCTGAGCAAAACCCCCCGCAATCGCTCCACCTGCAGACGTAGCCCCTCCCCCTATTGCTGAAATAGCCGCGATTTCTGCACCAGTACACATAATAAACCTCAATTATTCGTCTTAATTCGTGAAATAATACCTTGAATTCTCATAGGAAGAGGCTGATCTTGTCGTATATGAATAAAACCATCTGTAGTATACCCCTCTGGGTATGGAACCTTAATATCCCCTGTAAATAGAGGCACTGCCTTATTCATAGCATCCGTATCTTTTCTAAATTGAATTGTATCGAGAGTTCCGCCCTCTGGCCCAACTTTTAAACCTAGAGTTCTACGAACTCGTAGTATTATTTCATGAAAACGTTTAATTTTCCCCTGAGCAGTGCCTGTGATGCTCCCAGCCTCTGGACGATTTGTAACAATATCAGCTACAAAATTCTTTCCAATGTGTACAATGCTTGCTTTTGAAATTGTAACTGACCCAGATGACACGGTTTGTGTAGCCTGAACCGAACCATTGCCCAATACATCAACAACCTCACCTTCTAGATGGCCCGCACCAGTGATTGTTGTAACCTCTTCCCGTGCAGTTCCACCAGATACGTATGTTGTAAATGCGGAGCCATTCGTATTAAGATACGCTTTACCCCCAGATGTGAAAGTAGTAAACCCCGACGTATTCACCCCAATTGTAAATGTGTCATCATCAACAACTGTGATGGTATACCCATTACCATTTAGTTCAGTCATCCCCCCTATATTAAGAAACCCAACTTCATCCCCTGTAGAAAATCCATGTTCAACCGCAGTGACTGAACCTGGGTTTGCTTCGGTTACTGCAGTGACGGGCACACTATTATTAGGGTTCATTATTTCAAAAGAATTTGCAGCGGACTCAATGACCAAATAATTATTATGATTTAATTCAGTCATCCCAACTACATCACGTATTCTTACTTCGTTTCCATCACTAAACCCATGCGCAGTTGCCGTAATCACAACTGGATTTGCTACTGTTGCACCTGTAATAGTTAGTGGTGTATTTAGAGTTAACCCACTATCCACAAAAAACGCAAATTCTTGATCTTCTTCATCCTCCAACCCAGGTTCCATTAATTCAACATACCGAACCGTTGAACCATTAATTAACCTATTTACAACCACCCACAGTTCATCGATGCCAACACCGTCATTTGCTGTTCCTGGTATTACAGCAGCAGACTCAACAAGCGAACGGGTTAAAGCTATGTCAGATACCCCCCCTATTTCATGTTTATGATGGGCAACAATATCCTGGTCCCTTTGATACGTCATCCCAATTAATTTACCATTTGTTAAAGGAGACCATATCACACTATCGGGTTCTTGTTGATATGTCATTTCAACGATACCAGATTGAGTTATATGTTCTGCAAGTAAAGTTAAATCAGGGGCAACAAACGTATCAGCTTCAAACCTAAAAATAAATTCACGAATTTTACGTTGTGCCCGTTGAATAAATAACACAACATTTGCAACACGCTTTGAAAAAGTAAAAAATGACCCATAATTAGTTTCACGAGTAACCCGTACATTTGTTGGGGTTAATGCTTGATCAGCAGAAGAAGCCCTTACAACAAATTCACTAGCTTTTGTCCCAACAACTAATACTTTACCAGAATTTAGCCATTGAATTGCATTAACCTGATCAGATGCAATAGTATATGACATTGCATCCATATCATTAGAACCCAATAATAAATTAACAAAATCTCCACTTTGTGAAAACCAAAGTCTTTGGGGGTGAGATGGTGAATTTGCAAACACTAACCGTTGTTCATAAAACGTTATACAACTTGGATAATCTAAGGCAGCCCAATCATCAAACCCCGCATAACGGGATGCAGTTCCTCCACCGCCCGCTCCACCACGCCCTGTTCCATCTTCCCCATCTAAATTAAATAAATTAGCGCCCGCATTGGTAACCGTAAAGACACGGTCGTTAATTTCCGTCATTCCTGAATTTTCTATTATTACACGTTCACCAGTCGTATACCCATGATTAGTAATATTAATAACCACTGGATTAGTGGCAGAACCATCATTTATACTTTTCGCGGGTCCTGTAGTAAACGATATATCTTCTAATAACCACATGTCATGGGCGAAACGTGACAATGTACGTGGTGTATGATTTTGATGAACTATATATAAAACATCCGCAGATTGAGTAGTTTGGATTTGAAATAGTTCAGCTTCTAAATATTGTGGCGCTGTAGAGGAAACTTTTTGTGAAGTTCCAGCAGAACTATACGCTGTGTACCCAGACCCATCTTCACCTTCAAGGTCAAACGTAGACCCCGAAGCATTAGCAATTTTGAAACGACGATTATTAATTTCCGTCATTCCAACTACTTCTTTTATAAATACATCGTCTCCATTAGAATAACTATGCGAGGCAGAAGTTGTAATTACAACTGGATTCGCTGCCGTCGCGCCCGAAATCGTCGTTGCTGCTTCTGGTACAAAAACTTGAGCAATTCTATTAACAGTGCCTGCAGAACTATACGCCGTATTACCCGATGTATCCTCACCACTTAATTCAAACGCGTTTATACTTCTACTCGCAACAGTAAACCGTTTACCATTAACCTCCGTCATTCCCACAACACCAGTGATAAGAACAACGTCCCCATTATTAAAATCATGGTTTGCCGCAGTTACAACACCCGGATTTGCTTGAGTAATACCCGTTATAGTCTGATCTTCGTTTAAGACTGACCCTTGATCTTTAAATATACGTATAGACTGATCCCCAAATTCAAGTATATACGCTTGTGTTACATTAAATTCAAAGGGGAACAATCTAGTCTTCTTTGTACTATCCACAACTTCAGCAATAAATCGCGTTCCCCCACGACTTGCCGCTTCCCCATGAGGATTTACAACACAATTTAATAAGGTTTTAACCCCATTATTGTACTTGTCTATATCAATACGAATGTCCAAACGAGGAGATAACTCACCCGCCGTAAAATTCGTACGTAAATGTGCTTCAGCAGGCATTAGGCCAAAGACCCCGTATATCTATGACGCGAGTCGAGCCATGTACTTGCTTCAATATTTTCTGGCGTACCCTCTTGAGCGTCAACTGTTCGCGCATTCGCAATTTTACCCATATATATTTTAAACAATTGTTCCTGAAGAGTTCGACTATCTGATAAAGCAATAGCAAATTCATAAGCCAAACGGGCGGCAAGCGCCTCCGCGAATAATGTATCAAATTGAGCAGTATCCGTTATTCTCTTTATAAATTTAATAATTAAAGTTGCAGAGTCACATAATATAAATTTACCCTCAACTTTCCATTCCGAACCACGGGGTAAATCAGCGTATATAACTCGTAAACATTCATCTGGAAGTGCAAATTGATTACTAAATTCATAAGGAGGAATAGTTGCAGATAACGCAAGTTCTTGACGCCTAACAGCGAAATTCCAAGGATGTGCACGTAAGGTATCGTCTCTCGCAAAAGAATAATACGCATTACATAAACGGCCAGCCTTATTATCATCCGTCAAAGCTGTAATTGTTTTTTCACCAACTTTGATTAAAGCTATATTACAAATTTGAACTTCATCAGCTGGCATTACGCTTCTCCAGTCCTGTCACGTCCCTGAATTTGGAAGTAATCGACTACCCATAATCTACACCCGGCTGATACCATCCTTCTCAATTACAACCTGAATAATTTTTTGTAAGGATAAAACCAATTCCTTGGCCGTTACCGTAGACGCAACATCTACTACAACTGAAGCAGCAGTTGAGGTTGTAGAAGCGTCCCGAGTAATAGCGGCTTTGTTTTCTCCAGGCTTATGAATAAACTTTCGTGCGGCCATAACTTACTCCTCATTTACAACAAGTTTCGGGGTGGGAGGTTCTTCATCTTTTACCTCGGGTACTGGGTCCCCTTCTCGACGGACTACAGGCTTAATTAAATACCCATAAAATTTATCTTCCCAAGTATAATCTGAGTCAAGTAACGGGCTATTTGGTGACACACTTACTTTCATACCCCGTGCTTCAGCAAACCCGATCCAATAACTCATACACCCCATATAACGTTGAGGCTTATCCGCATGAATCTTACCGTGTGGATAAGGTACAGTTGGGTCGATATAATCCGCGCCAAAAATAATTAATTCTTTAACCCCTATTAGAGCGGCATATGCAACCATAAAGGGTAATGTATGATTTAAATAATCTCGATTTGGGTTCATTGCCAAAACTTCTGACAATGGAAAATCAATCGCAGTCGGGCAGTCCTTTCTTTTAACAGAAGTAATTATAGGTATAGTAGTACTCTCATAAATTTTTTGTAAATACGGTAAATGCCCTTTAATCGCGACATAATCATCGATCATAAAAATTACATCGACGCTACAAAAATTTGTAGCAGTATTTACACCCCAAATTTCATCAGTACCAATGTTAGGGGTTGGAGAAGCAAGAATATCAAGGTAGTCTTTTCGTGTTGGGCCACACCCAATAATTGTTACTGATTTTGGGGATTTGCCAGTGGGGTGTTCCATATTGCTCCTTTAAAATAAAATTGGGGTGCGAGTGTAAAAGCTCGCACCCCAAAAGTTAATCGAGAGTATAAAGAATCTCGACCGTAATCGTACCAATAGCCGTAATCGGGCCAGTAGTGAGAGTCGCTTTGATATCCAAATCAACTTTAGGGTCCGACGCGGCGGCGGTATGGTCCCAAAGCGCAATCCCAATATCGGCAATCGCGGCAATCAGGGTCGCAGAACCTGCTGTAGTAGGATCAATACCATTGGTTAAAGCATCCGGGTCATCAGTGATTTCTGAATTACCCGATTGGTTAAACACACCAACGTCAATTTCCCCCGTACCTGTACCAAGATCATCCCAAAATATCTTCGAATTTGCCAAAATTCGAGCATTTGAAGGTAACCTAGCCAAAAGATAGGTTGAGGAAACACTATCATCAGCGTTGGTTTCGACCGTTTCAATCCAAGTCCGAACAATACCCCCACCTTCACCAGGATCGGCCATCACAGAAGGAGTAGCCGCGAGGGGTGTCATGATACGGGAGCCGACAAGATCAACTGCTGCCATTTTTCAATCCTCCCTTAAGTCGGATCACAAAGAATACGACCAACCTTGACTTCTTCCATTCGAGTTGCCCCGATAGCCATGGAATAGAAAACCTGAGTGGCGTAATTCTTATCAGAACGTTCTGAAATTCGAGCCGTCGGGTTTAAACCAATAGCAAGTTTAATACCTGTTTTGGCATAATAAAGAACCTTATGATCAGCGTTCGAATCTGCGTCAATGCGCTCTGTACGAACAAAGTCAAATCCCATAAAGGAATTAACCTCGCCCTGAACAAGAGCTTTAACCGAGTTAAAATCAGACGACGTTACTTCAGTTTCTGCCAACAGATTACGAAGTTGCTTTGCATTAACAATGCAAAAACGCGGATCAGATTCATCAACTTCCTGAGAATCAAGATTCTCTTTCGCGGCACGAAGTTTTTCAACGTTCAAGCCAACATCCGTAGACGAGCCTCCAACCTGAACGCCGACCTGCATATTTGTGCTGTCAAACGAAGTTGAAGTTCCACCCGCAACTCCAGTGAACGCCGTGCCATCAGCGGCATCGATGATGGCATCATCCATTGCACGGCCCATAGCGTTTGCAGCGGCGAGAGAATAAGGGGAAGTTGGATCGATAAGCATCCGGACACGATCTTCATTGTCAATGAGATCAGCCCAATCATAATCGACCAGAGAAACCCGACGCCTCGCATGTGGAGTATCCATACGCGGGGTATCAGAATGACGCGAAGTACGCTTGCGTGCAGTAGTCGCGCCAATTTGTTCGAAAAACGTATTCTTTCCACGAACAGTCTCCATATCAACAGTCCGGCGGAGTCTTGAGCCCTTCTGTTGAGAGAGATGCTGAACGTTGGCAGAATACTGCTCAACGAAAGCTGTAGTGATTTCGATACTCATAGTATCCTCTCCAAAGTTAAAACCAAAAATACCGACGATGTTAAGGGTATCGGTTGTCCGGCCTTAAATTGTCGGAGAGGAACTTCTAGGCGACACGCGCCGGTATCTAGCTAGCCCCCCGAGCTACTTCTAAAAAAGCACATGGGGCATATACGTGTCAATTATGTATTTGCTCCATCAAGTCACTTACCTTTCGGACCAATGCGGGACGTTCCTGACTATTAGCATCCCAATAAGCTGGTCTTGCCATAATTTCAGTAACTTGGGCCTGAAGGTTTGTATTCGTATTTGTTGCACCTAAACCCTCAAGTTTACTATCTTCCATCATGGCTTCGCCAATAGCATTGAAAATACGATTCATCGAGGGATTATTACCTAACCCACTAGAATTAAGATACTCTACAAATTCTTTATCTCCAAATTCCGCAATCGCACTTTTTGCAATTGACATTTTAACTTCATACGCTTGCCCCCAATCTTTTTTAAGCGCGTCTTCCGCATCTTTCATACTAGTCGCAGAAGTTTCCGCAATTTCAGTTGCGTCTTTAATATTGCTTTCCATGTACCAATCGTGCAAACCCGCCGCTTGATCAGCAGTTAACCCCAATTTATGCGACATTTCTCGGAAAGAACCAATTCTTTCCGCCATATATTCTTTTAAATTTTCTGGAGACTCAAAATCTTTAAATTTATATCCTGTTGCTTCTTCCGGGCGGCCCATTTTGTTATAAAAAGCATTCCATTCATCTTCATTTGTAGGCTTTACAACTGGGTCCTTCCCGAGCATAGAAGAGGCATTAATATACCCCTGTGCAAGTGACTCCGCATTTGAATACTTTTGTAATGAAGGATGATTTCGGGTTTCTTCACTAAACCCAGACTTCCAATCACTTTCGGTCTGAGTTAAGGTAGCCTGTGTTGACTGTGACCCCGTTGATTCCTGGGTCGATGTCCCCGAAGTCGACTTTTCCCCCTGGGTTGCTTCCGTCGTCTCGTCGCTCATAACTTTCTATCTCCTCAATGTGTGATATAAAATCTTTTGGTGAGTATTTAAGAACAGATAAAATATAACGTATAATATCTGTTCCCCCCTCGTCATGCGCCAAAATAAGAGGATCAGAATTAAATGAAGAATTTAACATCCCTGAGTGTAGTATTAGATCGTCTAGAACTCGTTTACCTTCAGGACTACTAAATAAAATTGAATAGTCACGTTTTCTTTGCCGTGCCTGTCCTATTCTTATCATGCCCGTGCTGCCTTTGACATTTTTTCTAACGCACCCGCTCCAACATCCGCAGCTTGTAAAGCCGCTGCTTGCTGTTCTCGTTGAGCCTGTTCCTGCCGTTTTTGAGTAACAGCCTCTTCTGAATTTTGTAAAGTACTGGGAAGACCAAATAAATCAGCTAACCAACGTAATGTTTTATCCCCATTTATAACATCCGCTGATTGTGGTGAAATCTGTAATATTGGCCCTCCAATTTCAAATACCCGTAGCAATGAATTTGCTTCAACTTGTTTCTGCGCCCTTGCAAGAGGCGAGACATATTCTATTTCGTAATCTACCCCCTCTAATTCTGGTGGAGGTTCAGGTAGACGCCCTGCCCTTGCAAGAATACCAAATACACGCTGTATCATTGGGCCAAGCATTTCAGCCTGTAATCGTCCAAGAACTGGCCCCAACAATCTGAGTTTTTCTTCTGTCCGTTGTAAAACTTCAGTGGCCGTCATCTGCGGCCCCTGTTGTAATTGTAGTTGATCAATAAAGAACCCTTCACGAATCCTAGTTTGTATACTTTGGATTAATTCAAGGCCAATATTAAGTTTATTAGACGTGGGAAAAACTTCAATCCTGTCCGCCCCTGGTCGCCTAAAATTTAAACCCCCTGGTACAGTTCGTACTGGATTAATAAACCCGTCATCAGGAACCTGTAAAGGAGGATCAACTGCTTTCTGCGCTGCTTTTAAGACAGTCTTAACAACCTCTTGCAACATCATCGTATCTGGTAATGTATCTAACCCCGGTCCCCGACCATACGTTTCACCAGCCACTTTCATCCAACGCGCCGCGATATACGGGTTCTCGTGAAAACCCCCTTCTTCAATGATATGCCTATCATCCAAATTAATATACACAGACGCAATAGGCATATTTGCTCGTGTCTTTTTATTTCTGTTAAAATCGGCCCTAGGCTGAACTGCATGAAGAATTTTAAACGATTTATCAAACTGTTTTTTCTCATACGCGTCTAGAACCGTCTTTCCAGATTTTTTACCCCATTTCTGGAAAATCTGCCTTGCATTAAACTGGAATTTACGGTATACAGTGTCCGCACGACCATCAGAATTTTCAGCGATTCGACACTCAGCTAAAGAACGCGCTGAAAATGATAAATCTCCTGTAATGTCATTCGAACCTATAAACATTACAGCAGTACCAAACCCTGTAAGATCAAGATAGAATTCATGAACATGTGTTGAAAACGCAGCGTTAGGACCATTCATTTCCGCAAATATTCTTAACGCTACCTTCTCCAACCATTCCTTAACTATACCCTGTTCATTAAACTCTTCTTCTGTTATTTTTAATGTAAACCATTTAGACGCGGGATTTGTCATCATCCCGTGCATTCCAGCAGCTAGAAGCTCATTCGCCAGTATCGCCGTTGTGTCCACGGCCTGTAAGCGCCTAACTTCTCCCTTTGCATGAGTCACAGTGAAATCTGACCTACGGGGTAAAACAAGTTCACTTGCCCGCTGCCAATGGTCCTCCCAATTCCTTGCTATACTATCTAAGGAATCATTACGTGCAAGATATTCATCAAGTTTTGCAGGCATTACACACTCGCTGTCCCAGAACCTAATTTCTTCTTACTAGTTCGTGCGGCAGAAACATCACCAAGCGAACCTGTTAACAACGTACTAGTTTGACCAGCAGCAGCTGATATACGCGATCTTTGCCGCGCTCCAGCACCAACTACATTAGGGTCAGTTTTTGATGGAGCCGCAGGACGATCAGGCAATTTAGGAGCAGCCGGAAAGCACATTTTTAAAGTCCTTTTCTCAATTGAATGGCACAGTCACTATAGCCAAGACGTCTATAAAAACACGCCGTGCGCTCCATGTCAATCTCGCCGCTAATCCCAAGCTGAATTTCCTTCGCTCCTATTTTTTCTGCCCATATTTCCGCTAAATTAATTAATTC